TCCAATTCGTCGTCAGTATCGAAATCGAAATTGATCAAGTTGCTCCGCCTGATATCCGTCAAATAGAACCCGCCGCTTAGTTCTATCACTAAGCCTNGGNTGNTTGATNTGNGTCAATATCCACCGGAGCGCTCTTTCAGCGTTCTGCTCACCTTCCAGATATTTGAATTGAAACGGTTCCCCCTTCAAATCACCATAATCAGCGATACTTGCGCTGTCTGAGTCGCCAACGGTTGCTCTGAACGCATCATCTCCACTGTAGCCAGACCAGTAGTAGTCATACCAGAGGGTCAAATCGTTCAACAAATCGACCCGATCCGTGTAGTAGATTGAGACAGAATCCTTGTCAATACGGTTTGCGTCAAGCGTTTTTGTAACCGTCGTATGAGTTGGTAAGTAGACAATGTTATGCTTTCCAGCATCCCAAGACTCCACCGACGAAGCTTCGTAAGCGATACGATTGATCAATTCCCTGACATTAGGAGGCGAATCTATTACTACAGATCCAATTAAATCATTTGGAGACCACTCAACATGCAATTCAGGATAATAACCGCTCCCTTTATCATAAAAATACATAAAACGTTCATCGGCCGAACTATCGTTTTTTCCAGTCAATAGTACCGAGGAACCATCCTCAAAATCAGAGCGATCTACGATCTCCTGCAAAATCGTTTTCAATTCAGGCGAATTATACCACGAACCTCCAGAAAACGCTTCAGGGTTCCATTCGACCAAAGCATCTGTTAACGCAAGAGCGTTATACTCAGAACCAGGAGCCGTCGCGTCTCCAATGTCATTGCCGTAAATATTTATATGGCACCCTGTACCAGAATCCGTGTTGGCCGCTCTCATGCGGATATAAGCCGTTACAATTGTTGCTCCGCGGGGAATAGCCACGTTTTCAAATCGAACAAAAAAGTGAGCAATGCTGCCAAATCGTTCACCAAACCATCCACTGTCATATCCGGCTGCACGTACAATTCCGTTTTCAACAAAACCATCATCGTCATTCGTGGCTGGATAAAAAATACCTGTTCCCATTCATCGATCCCATGAAATCCCAAGATACTCCGATTTAACCGCAGCATAACTGACAGGGTTAATCGCATCAGCCGACAACCCGCAACGGTCAAGCAAAATATGTTTAATGATCGCTTCCGGACTTTCAATCAAAGCACTTCCAGTGCCGGTATAGGTCCCGCTCGCATCATCCTCAAATCCTTCGAGATCGACCGATACATCTCCCATCGTCTGCGTGCTTGAAAGGTTTTTAACTTCGATGCAGGCGTAACCGTTATAACTCGCGTGGTAATCACCTGATTGACCGGTATAAGCGGTATAGTTTGCCGCATCCATCCTGACGTTATTCATATAAACCGCCGTGATGGATTTGACCGCATGACCGATGATATAATAAAAATAATCCGCCGATGACTGGATAGACTTTACCACGTAATCGCCGGCATTGTGGGTCGTGGCTGTTGTACTGTTAGCGCCTCTTGTGCAACCCGTGAGTTGATTGTTGGATACTCCGGTATAAGTGACTTCTTCACTGCCGATCTGCACCGTTCCCGATGAGTAAAAATCATCGGCGTTCGTCACTTCAATGGTCGTCACTGTATCCGATATATCCGAAATAAGCGTCGAGTACCATCCGATATCCACAGCCCTGAACGGGACTCTCTGCGCTGATCCATAAACTTGCGGCAACATTCTACCGATATCATTCGGGTCAGCGTTCGGATAAGTATCGCTATCAACGACCTCATGAGCGAATTTATTAGAAAGAGAAAGCTCGAATCCTGAACAAGTTATCCTCAACGATTGGTCCGCTTCGATGTCCACTTGTTCAATGTACCCCACAAAAATTTCCACCCCGTCTGTAGGCGGCGTTGCATTAAAAAACTCTGTGACCGTAACTTTGGCATAATAAGGGTCGTACGTATTAAAAAGTTCACCAAAATTTTCACTTCCCCCTACCGGCGCACTGTTGTCTATCAAAAAAGATGCCGCGCCCGGGCTAGACTTCAGATCGACCTCATTTATCTCTCCAATTACGATATCGTTCCAACCAATGATAAACGGTTCGTAAAGTTGAGATTCATAAACGCATTCGTCCGATGTACCTACATCCCATAAACGATCACACAAGTACAACGTTTTATTTGTCAATTCGACCTTAACGACTCTAACGGGTGACACAAAAGGAACATCTATTGCGTTTTGGTAATTTGTGTATCTGAAGCCTGTGAGGTTCATACCAAAACCTATTGAATCCGCGGCTATGGTATGGAGTTCATTAAATGCTTCAATATCACTATCAAGACCTATGGTTTCTGTGATTTCAACAGGCGGCGTGTACTCTATTTGCGCGGCAACTTGACCTATATTAACATGAGCGACCCATTCAACGTGAAGCTCTGGCGCAACTATGACTACAGGCCAATAATCTGTTGTTGCTGTTCGTAAAGCCGATGGGCTACTCCCGTTATCTTTAAAAATAAAAAGTGGGCCATGATTATGAGTGCTAAAATAACTCGAATTGACATACTCCTGAACAAGTGTTGTTACATCAGGAGAATCATAAACCGTACCATCTGTCCATGGAGGAACAGTCCAATTAACATACGCAGAAGTTAACTGAAGCGCTTCCATGTCTTCCACCAATTCTTGAATATATCCAAAGGCTATATAAATTGAAACATCACAAGTGGTATTCAACCTGTCGCCATCTGCTGTCAAACGAACATAGGCGCTTATTATTTCTGACCGGGGGCGTAGTGAACTGCCGAAAAAAGCGTTAGAAAAAGAACTGTACCCGTTCAAAGAATCAGACCCGTCATGGCCTAAATTTAAAACATTTCTGCTAACATGCTCTTGACCTAAGACGTAATACCCATTTGAACCCTGAAGACCTGGCTGCAAAATAGAATCAGGCATATGACTCCCTTAAATAAATACAATCCCGGCTTCCAAGTTCTGAACTGCTTCCACAGTCCATTCGCCGGAAGATTGGGGGTTCATATCCCATACAGTCGGGTTATGACGATAATTGGCGCCAGACGCCTCGCCGGAATGACCATAATGATATTCCCCCGATATCCGTATAAAAGATTTATACGTTTCGCCGCTAATGTGCCCTGTGCTACCATAAACTTGCAATTGAACGCTTCGAATATCGATATCCAACCGTTCTAGGTTTGTCATCTCAAAAACATCAATAGCTGCGCTATCCGCAGTGATGAATTGATTCCAGACCACGAAGTCATAATTTGACAAAGGGATCTCATCTACAAGAGAATGATGACTTTCTCCGCTCACAGGAACCCATTGCAACGGATCACTGTCAGAAGATGGGATCAGTGAAACAATTCTGTTTGGATACATGTTTAAATTAGCATCATCGATAATGACGTTATCGACCGTTGGACCTATTCCAGTCCCGCTTATTCCAACAATGCCGGTTTTATCTTTGTCTGCGGTATCGTTATCAAATGTGTAATCAAGGTATTCAAAACCATTAACATCAACCTGCACCCTTTTTTGAGTAACAGTTATGTTTTCAAATCGTATTTGAATATGCCAATTGGCGTTAGCTCCAAAATAATGACTATCGCTGTCAGTATTAGTATCATTATGTACTGAAACAGACGACCAATTACTATTAATGCTGACATATCCTTGGATGTCCCCAGATACAGTATAGAACTTTATAGTTAGTGTTTGCGTAGAGCTTACAACTGCACTCAAGCCAATGCAAATAACACTTGACTCTGGGATGTTACGTTTTATCTCGCCGTTCTCAAGTCGAAGCGCATAATTACTAAAATGAGGATCGAAGTCACCATCAATTATGCTTACAGTGCCTGCTACCCACAGGTGTTCATCTCCATGCTCAAAACCATCAATAAATAGACGAGACATTATACATCCTGTGCTGAAATAGTTACTGTTACTTTCAATATGTCGTCATTCTCAACGGTTCTTTCAGTCGTGAATTTGCTGGCGCAATACAAAACTTCCCCCGATAAACTGTCGCCTGGTGTATCAGCACTAACCAATGCAGCCCCGTAAACCACGTCTGAACCTGTCATAGTGAATGCGGCGACATTTGCAGAATTAGAAATACTCAAAGAAGAAACACCCGCTTCTTCCCATGCCGGACGTGCACCGACATAATTCGTCATTTCAGCGTACCCTGGAAGTTGATATGTATCACTAGCAACAGGGGAATAATCGTCATTAAACAATGCGATATACCAAGATTTGTTCGCGCCCTCTGAAAAAATTACATCCAACGCATGTGTTAACCCTTCATCAGTCGTAACGTTGTTTTCTGTCCAAGTATCACGCTGAATATAATTTTCCCCAACCTTCGACCAATGTTCCCAACACCAAGTAGACATTGTACCAAATGTATTTTTTATCATTATCTCACCCTTACAACATTTCAATCAGATTAATCGTCATCGTCACATGCCCCTCAGTCATGAAATTCTCCTTCGGAACATCCAAAAGCCTCACCATAAAATAACTTCCCTCATGATCCTTCAAATAAAACGGTTTCGAGTAATTGGTCAAGTCATCCATCGCAGCCCTGAAAGACGCCAAGTCTGTACTGTCAAGAAACAACGAATACGTCCTTTGCCGCCGTTCATCACCAAACCGTGTAGACCGTTCAAGACCACCAACCGTCATATGCCACTGGACATTTGGAACCTCTGCAAGAGTCGGCTGCGATGAAAAATCCACCTGAAATTCATAACCATAACTCATGAATATTTCAGAACACCGGGGATTCGCCATTGACGTCAGTGTTAGCCGCCAATAACGCTTCAGAAGTGCCGTGTTAAGCGTTTTCTCTATTTGGTTACTATCCCCCTGCGTCCATCCGGAAACAGCGTCAAACCAGTCTGAATCGTTCTCAGAATATTCCCACGTCAGGTCTTCGCCATTAAAATTGTGCTTCGGAATGAACAATCCGTCCACCGATTCGTTGCCAGTTGCCCCTTGATCTACATGAAAGGTTTTCGCCTCCGTTACCGTGTCCTTCCAATACAAAGAAATGGTCCGATCATACAACCTTGCTTTAGGATAACCCGTGTCAGGAGCCCCTGTGACCGTTACAGTGCTATCTTCAAGAATGTTTCGCGTATAAAGCTTTATCTTTGCCATCAAGCGACTCCGTACCTGTGATCGATTTTCCTGATTTCGTCTCTAAGAGTTTGAGCAACTTGCTGCACACTGTTTCGATCGCCTGTCATAAATGTTGGCGCAACCGTCACATTAATTGTTGAAGACGTCGGGACGGTACCGACGCTACCCCCATCACTAAATTTTTGAGCCTGAACGTTCGGTATTGCTATACGCCTAACTGAACCTCCATCTGAAAACCTCGTCATCATCGAGTTTAAGTTCTCAAACATCTTAGTCCCATACTTCTGAACAGCCTCCTTCCGAATCACATACTCGCCTTTTTCCAATAAAGCCGGTATTGTATCTCCGCCGCCAAAACCCGGAAGTTTACCACCAACAGAAAAACTCTCTATAAATTTATCCAACCCACCCGAAGCAAA